AAAAAAACGAATGGTATTCAATCTGGGCATGTAAGAAAAATATTGGAGATTCAAAAGGAATGGAAAAATCAGATGTCCCAGTGCGATGAAGTGGAGTTGTATATTATAAAAAGCACCACGATTATTGCAGGAACGTGTACAGGGTTTGTGTCAAATAGAATAATTAGAGATGTAGATTTTGATTATGTTATTGTGGATGAGGCGGCTAAAGCAACATTTCCAGAGCTTGCGGTTTCGTTAAATAAAGCACATAAAATTATTTTGGTTGGAGATCATCAGCAATTACCGCCAGTGCTAGATACAGAACTTATCAGGGACAATAAGGATAAAATTGATGAGGAAAATTTGGCACAAGGTATTTTTGAAAAATTATATATGATGTTTCCAGAAGATAACAAGCATAGACTTACTGTACAGTATAGGATGCATCCAACTATTGGAACGCTTGTAAGTCATGTTTTTTATGATGATGATATTCAAAATGGAGTTGAAAAAGAGGAACGAACGTTATCCATTGAAGGATATGAAGATATTGCAATAGAATGGCTAGATACATCAAAGCGGTCACCACAAGAACGATATGAAATTGCGTATGAAAATAATGGGAAAAAATCCTATCAGAACAATTTAGAAAAAAAGATTATTAAAGCGAAATTAATTGAATTAGATGCTAAGATGCAAATAAGAACAAAGATAGCGATTATTACTGGTTATGGACCGCAGCGCTATAACTTACAAACAATGGTTAAACAGCTCTCTTTAAAGAATCTTGATATAACAAAAGTAAAAGCCCCTTCGGGCTTGACTTATGGGCAAGAGTTGGTGGAAGCCGCTAATTTGTTATCGAACTGTATACAGAGCAAAATCCACCAAAGAACAATGCAACATTCGATTTCTACTGCTGATTTGGCAGATATAAAAGTTGAAGGAAATCGAATGAGCATTACATTGAAAATTCAAAATTCAATCCGTCCTTCTATTTTTAAGAAATGGAATAAAAGTGACGCAAATGTTTTTTGGCTGTTGAATGATGGTTATGTTGTGAAAAAGAATGTTTGGTTTCGCAACATTCCAAACTTTGGTTATCGTCAAGCCGCAAACTGGATAGCAGATGGTATTCAGGATTTCAACTCTAAAAACAGGCTTGGACTGCATTTATCTGAAGAAAAGAATGTAATTAGACCACTTTTATACTATGGACGAATATATTAAACGATCAGTTCCTCCCTCTTGATTGAGGGAGGTTTTATTATTTTTATGGGAGGTGAAGATGAATGGCTGCTGATGGTTTGATTGTATTGGGGTTGGATGTAAGCCAAACTCAAGCTGAAATTCAAGCTGGTCTTGATAGTATTTTAAATAAAACAAAGACGAAAGAAATCATTTTAAAGACAGCAATCGAAAAAGCTGAAACAGAAAAGAAAATTGATTCTGTTGTCAAAAGTTTGAACAAGAAAACCGTCAAGATGGGTGTTGAAGTTGATGCAAGAAGTGTAAATAACATTTTAGCAGCACAGCAGAAAATTGCCTCCACTCAAGCAAAATTAAATGCTCAGATGAAGGAGTACCGAGATACTGCTTCTAAAATTGGTCTTACACTTAACAAAGATTCTTGGAATCCATTTAGTCGTGCTGTTAAAGACGGTGATTTTGCGAAAGCAAATGAGATTCTGAAATCAACGAAAAAGCAGATTGAGGCATATAATGCCGCTGTTCAAAAGATGAATTCCGACACTTCCGTTTCTGGAAGTGTTTCTTCTATTGTGGAGCAATTCAGCAAACTTAAAGATGTAAGCACTGAAACACAAAAGCGTGTTAATCTGCTGAAAGCAAATTTGGCTCAGTTTGAGAATGCTGATAATACACAAAAGAAATTGTCTGCGTATAAGCGTTTGCAGACCATGATCGAAAGTCTGAGTGACGAGCTGCGCACTTTGAGTTCTACTGAAAAGTCGCAGTCCTCCGATTTAAGCATCAAAAAGAAAATTGATGATGCTCGATCCTCTTTGGAAGTGTTTAAGACACAGTACGAGGGTATCGGTAATAGTGCGGCGGCTCAAAAGGTTACTGCTGCTATTACTGCACTTGATACTGCATTAAAGGGTGTTGATTCTTCTGCAAGTGGCGGTGCATTGGCAAAACATTGGGATAAGGTGTCTGCCGCTGTTGATAATGCTAAGAGGGCTGTTGCTGAGTATAATGCCGCAAGTAAATCCAAAAAGACTACTTCTGGTATCTTAGAGGATATTAAGAATGCGGAAACTTATGTAAAAAATCTCAATACGGCGTATGCCTCTATCGGTGATAGTGCTGGTGCTGAAAAGCTGAAAAAGGCAATTAGCGAATTACAGACTGCATTAAAAGATATTGATAAGTCTGCAACAGGTAATAAGTTATATGCGCAGTGGGATTCTGTTGCGACAAAAATTGCAGAGGCTAAGAGGGCTGTTGCTGAGTATAATGCGGAACAATCCGCTATCGGATCATTAGGTGAACGATTTGATGATATTACCGATAAAATTCAGACGGCACTTTCCAATATTGGAGATTCTGGCATTAAAGGAACAGGTGTTGATCAGCTTACAACTGATTTAACAAAACTCCAAGAAAAGGCAAAACTTGTTCAAAAAGATTTGGGCGATCTTGATCCAAATAATGCTGAAGATGTTAAACGGTTGAGTACAGCGATTGAGGAATTAGAAACTGACTTTTCAAAGTTGAAAGACAATGCGAGTTCGTTTAAAGACCCAATTTCTGCACAGCAGCTTGCTACAAACATTGAAAAAGCAAAGCAAAAAGTTGCCGAATATGGTGAAACTTATAGTGCAATTAAGAGCCGTCCTGATCTTGTAAAGGAACTGAACGAGCTGCAAAAACGAGCAGAGGATTTGTCTACAAAGACTGATCTGAAAAAGTTTAATGCTGATTTTGAGCAGTTTAATACAAAAGTAAAGCAAGCTGGACTTCATACAAAATCTTTAGGTGATAGATTAAAGGACGCTTTCAAGAACTTTGCATCGTTCTTTAGTGCCAGCCGAGTGATTTATGAGGTTATCAGTAAACTTGGCGAAATGGTTCAGAATGTTAAAAATCTGGACGCTGCTATGGTTAATCTGAGAAAGGTTACGGATGAAACCGATGCTTCTTACGACAGATTTTTGACCAGAGCAACCGCCAAAGCGAAAGAGTTAGGTACAACCGTTGTCGATCTGGTTGATGCTACTACAAATTTTAGTCGATTAGGTTTCTCTTTGAGCGAGGCTGAGGAACTTGGTCAGCTTGCTACGATTTATGCCAATGTCGGTGATTTGAGTAGTATTGATGATGCTACAAATAGCATGATTTCTACTATGAAAGGCTTTGGCATTGAGGCAGAAAATGCGTCTGCTATTCTGGATAAATTCAATGAGGTTGGTAACAACTTTGCAATTTCCAGTGGTGATATTGGCGAGGCATTACAACGATCTGCTTCTTCGATGGCTGCGGCTAACAATACCATTGATGAAACCATTGCATTGATCACTGCCGCTAACACAGTTGTTCAGGATGCTACCAGTGTTGGTACAGCGTTTAAGACGATTTCCATGCGTATCCGTGGTGCAACTACTGAAATGGAACAAGCTGGTCTTGATATGGAAGGCATGGCTGATTCTACTGCAACATTGCGCAAAGAAATCATGGCATTGTCTGGCGTTGATATTATGATCAACGATGATACATTTAAGTCTACATATCAAATCCTTGAAGAACTTTCTGTAAAATGGGGCGAATTGACTGACATTCAACAGGCAAGCATCACTGAGTTGATTGCTGGTAAGCGTCAGGGCAACATCATTTCTGCTGTCATGGAGAATTTTGATATTGCACAAGATGCTTTGAATTCTTCTCTGGAATCTGCTGGTTCTGCAATGCAGGAATATAATACCTATTTGGAAGGTATTGAAGCTAAGACAAATCAGTTTAAGGCAGCGTTTGAGGCTTTGTCTACTACGGTTATTGAGAGTGATTTCTTAAAGGGAATTATTGAATTGGGTACTGGTGCAATTACTGTACTTGATAAAATTATTCAATCATTTGGCGGCGTTGGTAATGCTCTTTTGAATGTTGCATCTATTATTGCTTTATTCAATCCTGCAAAAACTCTTTCTTTGGTAAAGACTATTTTTGTTACGATTGGTAATTTTACAGGAATTACAAAATTGACTTCTGGTATTAAGGCTTTGACAAGTGGATGGCAAGCTGCAAAATCTGCTGGTTTATCTTTTGGTCAGTTTTTAGGAAATCTTAAAGGACAATTATTGGGAACTGCATCTGCCGCAACGGTTGTCACGGCGTCAATTACTGCTGTTGTTGCTGTGATTACAATTGCAGTTTCTATTTATAGTAATTGGAAACGCAAACAAGAAGAAATGCGTCAATCTCTTATTGAAGAGGGAGATACCGCTGTTGAAAATTCAAACAAGATTGCTGAATTAACAGCAAAATATCTTGATATGTGTGAGGCAGTTGATAATGGAACTGCTTCAACTGAAGATATGGCTCAGGCGCAAGACGATGTTATTGCTGCATTAGAATTAACAGGTAGAAGTGTTCGTGAATTAACAGAGGAATATGGCAGTTTAAAAGATGCCATTATTGCCGCATCGCAAAGTCAATTAAAAACAAATACATCTGCTGCAATAGCTGGCGCAAATGCCGCAAAAGAGCAAGTTGAATCTGATTTAAAAACGGGCTGGTTTGGTGGCAATTCAAAATATTTTTCATCTATTGGTGAAGAAGCTGGCGAAATCATGTCTTATCTCGAATCTTTGGGATATGAAGGTATTGATAACACTGGTAGCAAAGGTGGAGGTACGATATTCTTACCATCCGTTTATTTAACTGGTGGAGATAGTGCAAAAGCATCTTTTGAAGATTTAATGGCAGATTATAAGTATCTGGAAAAAATGATGAATGATATTCGTTCTGAATTTGGTACAGATAATGATTTGTTTGAACAAGTATCTTCTTTATATGCTGAATATGATCAAAATTTAAGTTCTGCTATTCAGAAAATAGATCAAGCAAATCAAGCCATTGCTCAAGAATTAATTTTTGCTGCTCAAACAGATGAAATTCCTCAAACAGCAGAAGAATATCTACAAGTCCGAGAACAATTAATTTCTGATTTGGAGAACAATGCTGATTGGGACGAGAATGGAACATATTCTGCTGAAGGTTTAATTAATTCTTTGTTAGCTGAAAACGCTGTTTTTCAAGAAATTGCTCAGGTAGTGGCAGATGAAGAAATTCTTGCGGCTGAATTTAAAGCCAAAAGAGATAGCATTGCTGAAGCAATAATTCCTAAAGATTATGAAGATTTAACGGAAGGTACAGCAGCTCATTTCCATGCAATTGATTCCTATACAACGAAATTGTATGAGCTTAAAAATAAGCTGGATACACTTTCGACAGAGGACATGGATATTGCATATGAACTTATGGCAGTTCCAGATAACAATATTCAATCTTGGGATGATCTCGTACAAGCAATTGATGATTATAAGAACGGTACAAGTAACCTTATTCCTATTAGCAATAAAGTACAAGAATCTATCAGAGCGGTTTGGAATTCTGAAAATTTCAAAGATGCAAAAGATTCTTTACTGGAAATGGCAAAAACACTGGATGGCATTACTCCTAATGCAATTGAGGAATTGGCTGGTGAAAGTGAAGAACTGGCTGAAATCCTTGAACTTGATGGAATGAATGCTGAGTTCCTTGCTCATGTTCTGCAAACAGTAGCCGATGGTAAAGATGGTTTTGCTTTAATTACTGATGATGCTTTAAAGCTGAATGATGCTTTAGAGGGAATGGTAACTGCATTTGATGATGTGACCGAGGCAAAATCCAGATACGATGCGGCTTTAGCTGGCGGTGAAAAGGATGATAACTTTAAGTCCTATGCCGAAGCGTTTGAGGCATTAAATGCAGAGTTCGAGTCTGGCACAACAAACAGTAACGCATTTTGGGCTGCGGCTGAATTTATGTTTGGTTCTGAGCAGCTTGCATTGTGGGGCTGGTCTGATGGTTTGGATCAGATTTATGAAGCAATGCAGAAAAACGCTGGTGTATTCTCCGATGCTGAGAGTGCTGGTTTAGGTTTACTGGATCGTCTTTATGAATTGTCTGAGGCTGGCGTACTTGTCAACGAACAAGGAGAAAAACTGATTGAAATCAGTAAGAATGCAGATGGTTCTTATAGTTTCGATATGGACTATAAAAACCTTGATTTGCTGGCTGAAAAGATGAACATTTCCAGAGAAGCTATGTTGGCTTGCTGGGAGGCTTTGTCTATGTGGGGCGAGGTTAATTTTGCTGATATGGCAGAAGTTATGACTGTCATTGAGGAAATTGGTCTTGCGGCTGAAACCACGGGCGGTACAGCAGTTAATATCGCAGCTCTTACAGATCAGCTTATCTCTTTGGGCAAGACCGATAAAGACATTGCTACAATCCTTGGTAATCTGCAAACTATGGATGGTATCGTTCTGTTGAATGCAGAAACATCCGTTGATAATTTGACAGAAAGTTTGATTAACCTTGGTTTGGCGGCTGATGACGGTGTTACAGTTACGGTTGATATTACTGAATTGGGCGGCTTGCTATCTGAATTGAACTTTACAAAAGAACAGGCTGAAGATGTAATTACAAAATTACATGAAGCTGATGGTATTTCGTTGACAAATGCTGGGGAAAGTGTCGATACGGTTCAAGACGCATTGAATACTTTAAGTCAGTTTGATTTTGCAACTGTTCAAGGAGATATTGGAAATATCGAAGGTGCTGTTGCTGATGCTGATGATGCTACGACAGATAATGTCGTATCTGAAATCGAGGATATTGGTGCGGCGGCTGATGATTCTGTTCGTAGAATTAACAATATTGTTTCTGCTATGACTCGTGTTGACGGTACAACAGCTACCGTTACAATCAATGAAAGACGCAGAAGTGGCTTGCTTGGTATGCTTGGTTTTGCTAATGGTACTGATAATGCTCCCGAAGGTGAAGCATTGGTTGGCGAGGAAGGCGAGGAATTAATTAAGCATGGAGATCAGGCTTATCTCGCTGGTACAAATGGCCCCGAAATCGTTGATCTGGATAAGGGTGATACAGTTTATACTGCCGAGGAAACAAAGCGCATTAAACATAGTGGAAAATTCATCAACGGTCATATTCCTGCTTATGCTGGTGGCTATGATGGCGGTGCGTCTGGAACCATTGGTAAGAAAACATGGAAGTCCGTAATTGAAACATCGGCAACGGTTAAGGTTGATGATGTTGATTTAGATAGCGATTCTCTTGAGGAACAGTTGGAAGATACTCTGAAAGAGATGGACGATGAAATCAGTAAAATTCTTGCAGCTTATGAACACAAGATTTTCTTGATTGATAAGAACAATGGTGATCCATCTGAAATCGTAGCTATCTACAAAGAGATGCAAAACACTGTCCACGAACAGGCTGAGAAATATCGCAAACTTGGCTTGAGTGAAGATTCTGAGTATATCATGAATCTGCAAAAGCAATGGTGGGATTATCATGATGCGATTGTTGAAACAATTACATCTATGTATGAAGAAATCATTGCTGAACACGAGAATTCTATTAGTCTGACTGAAAACCTGTTGGAACGGGCAATTGAATCTGCGAATGCTTCTGATATTTCCAGATATACAGGTGACATTGTTCAACACTATCGTGATATGCAAAACACTGTCCACGAACAGGCTGAATATTACCGTTCACTTGGCTATTCCGAAACCAGTGACGAAATCAGTCAGCTTTATAATTTGTGGTGGGACTACTATGATAAGATCAAGACTGTTTCTGCTGAGGCTTGGGAACAGGTAGTCGATAACGCAAATGACGCTCTGGACAATATTCAGGGTATGTATGACGGATTAAAGAACGCCGCTCAGGAATATGCCGAATATGGTTATATTACTGTGGACTCTCTGCAAGACATTCTTTCTTATGGTGTTGAATATCTTGCGTTCTTGCAGGATGAAAACGGTCAGTTGGTTATTAACGAGGAAAACATTCAAAAGGTCATTGCCGCCAGAACTCAGCAAATGGCAATTGAATCTGCATTGAATTATATCCAGCAACTTAGAACCGCACTGACAAACAATGACACGGTTGCTTTGCTTAATCTGACCAATGCAACAAATATTGCGGCGGCAAGCACATGGGATTTAGTGTATGCTCAGTTGCAGTTGCTTGGTTTAAGCGATGAACAATATAACAATGCATTGCAGAGAATTAATGCAATGCGCAGCTTGACAGATATGGCAGTGACCAGTATTGGTCGTATTGACACCTCTGCAAAAGAGGCTTTGGAGGAAACATCTACTGCGCTTGAAGATTTGCTCAAATATGTTGAGGAAATGATTAAGCAAGAGGTTGAAAACCAAATCTCTGCATTAGAGGATCAGATTGACAAATACCATGAAATCGTTGATTTACAGAAAGAGTCTTTGGACTTAGAGCGTGAAAAAGATAAGTACACCAAGGATGTTACTGAAAAAACGAAATCTATTGCCGAACTACAAGCACGAATTGCGATGCTGGATTTGGATGACAGCCGTGAGGCTCAAGCAGAAAAGCGTAAACTTCAGGAACAATTAGCTGAGGAACAGGCTGATTTGGCTGAAACTCAGGCAGATCATGCTTATGAGGCTACAAGCGATATGCTCGACAATATGGCTGATGCCTATGAAAAGGAAAAGCAGAAGGAGATTGAAGTCCTTGAGGACTCTATTTCTTCAGCTGAGAAAATCTACCAGTTGGCAATTGACAGGATCAATAATCATTGGGACACTCTCTATGATGATTTGATCAATTGGAACTACCAGTACGGCAATACTGTGCAATCTGAATTGATTTCTGCTTGGAATGCGGCATCTGGCGCAGTTCAGCAGTATGGTAGTTATTTAAACGCTGTGGCGGCTACTCAGGCGCAGATCGCAGCCTTTGATGCAAGTAGTGGATTTACTACCGTTGGTACTACTGGCAGTTATGACACCAGTGGCGGTCAAACTATGAGCCGTATCAAAGAGATTGTTGCTCAGATGAAGGCAAACTCTCAGGCTCACCATAATGCAAGCACAGAAGAAAAGGCAAGACTAAACCGAGAAAATCTTGATCTTGGTGAGGAATTGCAAAGACTGATTGGACGCACCGTTGTTCGTGGCAATGACGGTGTTTGGTATTTGGATAAGGTTGGCGGCGCACAGCTTTACTCTACTTATCCGTACAGTACATATCACACTGGCGGTATTGTTGGTGATGATGCAACGCCAAAGCAGGATGAAATGTTCGCTCTGCTTAAAAAGCGTGAGGCTGTATTTACCGAGCCACAGCAGGAAGTTGTCTATCGTGTATTGAAAGCTGATGAAACCATTGCTGGCAAACTTGGTATTAGTGGTGGTCTGTATCATAGCATGAACGGCAGTGGATATGCAGAAATGCAATCCCACAATGCTGTTATGCGTGATATGCAACAGGCACAAGCTGCATCTGGCGGCAATCATGTGTCACAGAGCATTGGCGATGTGACAGTACCAGTTCATGTGATGGTTACTGAAAAGCTGGATAAAAGCGATATTCAGCGATTGAGCCGAGAGATCGGTGATGTTGCAAGTCAAGAAATCTATGAATCATTTGTCCGTGGAGGTAAAACCACTATGAAAGGACGAATGTTAAGACCATAAGGGAGGGGTTATATGCCCTTCCCTTTTACTATAAAGGGAAAGGAGGTCTGATTATTTGGTTATTGATTTTAGCAAGATTGATTTGCGGAAGCGTCCTAATTTTATTCTTCGAAATTTAGACGGTACGGCAATTGGAATTTTAGGGCATATATTAAATCCATCTGCAAGAATTAGTTATATGGATGTTTCAGAATTAAATTTTGAATATCCTTCTCATGAAAACGGAGAAAAACTGGATGAATACGATCTTCTTACCAGTATGAGAATTGTTGAAATCGAAGGATATGGTCAGTTTATTTTACAAAAGCCGACAGAAAATGATAATACTGTATCTAAGATTAAAACCTGTAAAGCATATTCGTTAGAACACGAGTTATCTAATAAGAAAATCACTTTGGAAGAAGGTACATATAATTTTTGGAATCCACTTTCTAAAGACAGCAGTATTATGGGAATTATTTTATCTGAACTTCCATCGTGGTCTTTTCAATTGGATGCTGGTTCTCAAAATTTAATAGGCAAATATCGTACTTTTGGTGCCGACAACAGAATAATTTATGACTTTATGCAATCTGAATTAAGAGAAGCATATGGTTGTATCTTTTATTTTGACACAACAAAACGAATTATTCACGCTCGTAGTGTTGAAGATAGTTTAGCATCTAAAGCTGTTTATCTTTCTAAGAAAAATTTGTTACATGAAATTGAAATTGAAGAAAATACAGATGATCTTATTACCGTAATGGATGTTCATGGTGCAGATGATTTGGATATTCGTACTGTAAATCCTATGGGTACGAATAAAATATATAATTTGGATTTTTACATGAACCAGTCTTATTTCTCAGATGAAATGATTGTTCGATGGGAAAAGTGGAAACAAACTTTTGATGCGTATCAGCAAACATATTTTGATATGTCTGTTGAACAGAGTATGTTAATCAGCCGCCTTGTAACGGAGAATGCGGTACTTGCCGATCTGGAAGGTGAACTTTCTGGATTGGAGAGTAAGAAAGCAACTTTAGTACAAGGTGTTGCAATGGATAGCTCTCTGCAAGATGATTTAGCTGCGGTCAAATCTGAGATTTCTGCTAAAGAAAGAGAAATTAACAATCAGAAGAAAACAGTGATTGCTCCTATTGAGAATAAGATTACTGCTCTGACAAATCAACTGAAAAATATCAATCAATTGACTGCGTTTTCTGCCTTTTTTAGCGAAGAACAGATTGCAGTTTTGGATCGTTATTTTAAGTGTGGTAGTTTAACTGATTCTACATTTGTTGCAACGAATACTGATAGTTATTCTACGGATGGTACTACGGTACGAGGCTTGGCTTCAATTTTTAATCTTATAAGTTTAAACGAAATAAGAGAAACAAAATATGCTTCTGATAAAACATTTTATTCTGTTCGTGGTGGTATGATTGAAACAAGCCATTCCAGTTTGTCTTTAGATGCAGAAATTGTGCGAGGTACATTGGAAGTCAATAGCGACAATACTTTCGTCCTTTCTTTGTATTTAAATGACGGTAAGCTGAATAATAGTACAATATTCTCTGGTGCAACATTATCTATGACAGGTACTTTGGGCGCAGATGTTATGAAATCAGATAGCGCATTGCAATTTAAGACTTCTGCTGCAAATGTATATTTTACCAGAAATGTGACAGAGTACCAAAAACAATCTATTGCATTAGAGTTATATGAGTATGCAAAAAATTGTTTGAGAGATTGGTCTGCTCCAAATCACTATTTTTCTGTTGAGAGTGCAAATTTCCTTGCTTTAGATGAATTTGTTGACTTTGCAAAACAGTTCCAGCTTGGAGAAAAAATTTATTTACATTTGGATGATTTTATTTATGAACCAATTGTACTTGCGGTTGAAATTAACTTTGATGATTTATCAGATTTCAGTATTGATTTTAATGAGTATTTTAGAGATGGTCAACATGGAGCAGATTTCAAACAACTTCTTGATCATACTTTATCAAGTACAGCTTCTCTTGATCTTAACCAATATAATTACAGCAACTTTGTAAGCAGTGGTGCAAAAACATCTGTTGAACAGTTCATGAAGTCTGCCATTGACGCTATGAAAAATAATATCATGGCTGGTGAAAATAATGAACTTGTGATTGATGGCACTGGCTTACGCTGTATGAAATATGACGAGGCAAGCGGTACATACAGTCCAAAGCAAATTTGGATGGCTCACAACGCCATCATGTTTACAGAGGATAATTGGGAGAGTGCAACAATTGGTATTGGTGAGTTTACTGATAAGAACTTTGGTACTCTTTATGGTATCGTCCTCCCTGCCCTTGTTGGTACGCTGTTGGCTGGTCAAAATCTGATCATCGAGAGTGAAAAACAAGACGGTGGCGTTGCCGTGTTTAAAATGGACGCTGAAGGTGCTTCTTTGCATAATGCATCATTCAACCTTTATGGTTCGACTGGCGGCAGAATTGATATGGGAGCAATTTTAGGTCTTGTTGGCGGTAATGATCCAGACAATATGTTTGTCTATGACAAATTCAATAATCCTACTGGTGTGAAAACTGTAAACAATAAGTCCGTGACAAAGGTTGACGATTTGGATGTGAATGATACTCCAAACGCAAACTTCTGGCTGGATATGGATGGCGGTCTTTATATCAAGGGTGTTATTGACGCTGTTGGCGGTATTTTCCGTGGTTCTTTGGAGGTTGGCGGTTCTACTGCATTCCGTGTTGACGCTCAGGGCAATTTGAAGATTGGCGGCACAGCCACGAATCCGAATTTCTCTGTTGATGCAAATGGTAATCTGGTAGCAAATAGCGGTACTTTCAAAGGCACTGTTTATGGTGCAACTTATAAGGATAACAACGGCAATATCATGATGAATAGTAGTCAGCAGTTTAAGTCTGATTATCTTAGTCTGAATGGTATTAATGTTGGTAACGGTCAATTTGTTGTTGACTCTGCTGGCAATGTTTCTGTGAGCGGCAGCATTAAAATGGGTGCTGGATCAAGCATCAATTGGGCGCAAGTTACAGAACAAAACGCTACAATGAGTTTGGCTTACATTCAGGCGAACAATGCTTTCAATTATGCTGGCGTAGCATATGATGAAGCTGGCAATGCCTATGATCTGGCTCTTGATGCTTATGACGCTGCGGATTACGCTTATGATCTTGCGTATGAAAACCGCATTACCGATAAGAAAATATTTGATGTATTGACTGGTGGCGGCACGAGATTTGGTATCTTTAGCGATTCGTCTACAAACAGACTTTATATCAATGCGAACTATATTCGCTCAGGTACAATTGATGCTGATATTGTTACTCTTGGTAGTGGCTGGGGCGGCTTTGCTTGTGCGCAAGGCAGTACGGGTATTAGTGTTACCTATGGCGCAAAGATGTATGGCTCTGACGAAGATTATTATTTTATCGCAACTAATTCTGGTGTTCGTATGCAAGCACCTGATAACGGTATTACGATTACGAACAATGTTATTTCCGCAAGTGAGGAAATTACGGTTGGTTCGGATCGAAGAATAAAAAATTCCATATCTTACGACATGGATAAATACAGTGGTTTCTTTATGTCCTTGAAGCCGAGTTTTTATCGGTTTAATAAAGGTAGCAGTCAAAGATTCCATATTGGTTTTATTGCTCAGGATGTTGAGGAAGCATTGTTAAATAACGGATTGAAAACCAGTGATTTTGCTGGTTTTGTTCGTTGCGCTGGCGCACATGATGTTCATGATCAATATCTGGATCAGTGTTATTTGAGATATGCCGATTTTATCTCTTTGAACACATATATGATTCAAAAGCTGTATCGTGAGATTGAGCAGTTGAAAGAAAAATTAAATCAATATATGAAGGAGAATGACGATGGTTAAAAATGAGGTTCTGCAAAGAATTGATGCTGTTTGTAAGACTCTGGATGGCGGTATTACAGTAAGCGGCGCACAAAACGCTGGTAATCTTGCTGGATGTTTTGCTATTTTACAGGAAACTTTAGCTATCTTGAAGAATTGTGAAATTACTGAAATCAAGGAACCCGAATCTGACAACAAGGCAGATTAATATGTATAAGCGGAGGTGAGTGGATGGGTTTTATTGCTAAAAACTTTTCATTTAATCGCATCCCCTGTACTGAATTTGGATTGCGGATTTATGATATTGATGGAAATAAAAATGAAGCTGCTCCCTTTGCAAGTACAGGTAAATTGATGACTGATGTAATTCCGTCCACAGGACGGACTTTTTTATATGGTCGTTCTTTTAATGATCCGTTGGAATTTCAATTGGTTTTTGGTCTTGATCCATTAATGCTTCGCATGGATGAACACTTAGATCGTTTTGAAATGGATGCAATCGCAAACTGGTTGACAGGCCATGATACTTATAAATGGCTGGAAATCGAACAGCCAGATATGGAAACAATTCGTTATCATTGTATTATCAGTGATTTAGAGCCAATTCAGCTTTCTTGGTTGCCGTGGGCTTTTACTGCTAAAGTAGTATGCGATTCTCCTTATGGATATAAATTCCCACAGAAATTCAGCTATTCTTGTATGAATGAGACAGAAATTAAGCTGATTAGCCGATCTACAATTAATCAGTTGTATTATCCTAAATTGGACATTACTTTGAATGGTAGTAATACTATTTCGATCATTAATCAATCATGTAATAATGTGGAGCTGCGCTTTGACAATCTACCAAAAGATTATTTCCTAAAAATTTCAGTTGACAACGAACTTGGTAAGATTACATCATCTGATGCTTCTTACCCAAATATGTATCAATACTGTAATTTTGCTTGGTTGCCGCTGAAAAAAGGAATGAACAAATTATTAGTTAAAGGGAATTGTCTTTTAGATTTCAACTGTGAGTTCCCTGTGAATTTTGGAGGGTGATTGTTATGCGGCATGATGTTTATTCTCTGCCAGAAGTCATGTTTGTTGCAGGACAATCAAACACACTTCGCTGGCGATTATTTACGGAACAGAATGTTCCTTTCAATGCAGATGGTTGCACTGGCAATTTTGCTCTTGTTGACTATTCTGATAAATACAACGATGAACCATTAGTCTCAAAGCCTTTATCATTTGTAATTGGCGATGATGTTACTGGTGCAAAAAATGTTGCAACAGTAGACTTATTACCAACTGATACTTTGGGATTGTATGGTAAATACATTTATCAAATCACTATCAAAGATATTGATGGAGAAGTTGAAATTCCGAATCAGGGTATTTTTAATATTTTCCATAATATCAATGAAAGTTTTTTGAAATAACAATAAATACAAGTAATGAAGATTGGAGGATGAAAGCGTATGACTTCTACATACTTTTTAAACTGTATCATGGGCAATGTTTTCAAAACAAAGCTGAGTCCTACATTGCCTGAGAAAGTTTATCTTGGTTTGAGTTCTACTGCTCCGAGTGTTGACGGCACTGGCGTTACTGAGCCTTTGGATTCCGCTGGTTATTCTCGTGTCGAGTTGACTACTTTGGGCGAACCTGTTAATGGTGTGATCTCAAACAATTCTGATGTTTCTTTCCCTGAAAGTTCTGCAAGTTGGGGAACCATGACTCACTTCGTTTTGTACGATGATATTGTCGATGGCAACTTGCTTATGTTTGAGGCTTTGACACAATCTCGTAGCGTTGAAGCTGCAACAATTGTTACTGTCAAGAGCGGTGGCCTGAAACTGACTTTGGCAAACAAGGCTTAATACAAAATCAAAATAGAAAGTAGGTGAGAAAGTTGCAAACCTTTGATGTTTATTTAAAGAAAAGACTCACCGAAATTGATGTTATTATTTCGCAATTAGTACAGAGAGATACATTTACGCTTTATAATTATCTCTATTTGCTCTGTTCATTGTCTGAATTAGAATTGCTGAAAACCATTACTGGCGAAGCAAGTATGGAATTGGATGCAAGAATTCTTTATTTGGAAGAACGAGTACATGAGTATATGAACAGTGAAATGTATCTGAGTGCGATGGCTGATTTTTCAAGCCAAGTAACAACTGGTGGCAGTACGGAAATGGTTTTATTCGCTGATGCAGTTGATGCAATCATGAAAGATTTAATCAGCAGTGAATCCGTTCTGGAAATTTCCGTAGACCCACTGGATTATTATATCGCTCATTCATTCGGCACAGTGGATTTTGATATGATGTTAGTTGCAGATCAGCTTGAGTTTTTGAAAGAAGGATTTGAAAAGTTCGATAGCAAAATGTATCTATTTGCAGAATCAGAATTTGCAAGCAGTAAAGTTGCAGAGCTGAATGATTTAGATATGGTGTTATATACCGATCCTATTGGATTGTTTTATTTGGCATCTGTATCTGGTCAAACAGAAATGTATTTGTCTGCTGATCCAATTGATGATTATCTGTTGGAAAAAATCTTGCATGATTTAGAGGTCACGACCTATTTATCTGCATCTATTGATTCTATTTTGCATTTAGAAAAATTCACTTCGAGCGAAAATGTTCTTCATGTATTTGCGAAAATGGCAGAAGTTTTGATTGGTATTATCTATCTATCCGAAAGCACGATGGTTTTATCATGTGAGGCAAGCACAGGAATGAAACGTTATCGTTTTGTTAATGAGATGGATGATTATGCCGTATCTGAATTTGACAATATGACAATTCAAGAACTTGATTTTATAACAATTGCGTAAGCATTGCAGAACTTTAATAAGAAGGTGGTGATTAGATGGTAAGAAAACAAGGCGGCTTAATTACAGGAATTCAGGCGAATGAAAATGTTGTGGATAAGTGTATTGCTGAGATTCGCAGGGTTGAACCTACTTCTTTGGCAGATAAGTTATTCCATATCACAATTAAGACTGACGCTTATAAACGATTCACTATGAATGGTTTTACTTACACCACCGATGGCAATGGCAATTTTACGAGTATTGCAATTGCCAGTCGTACAACTCCCGAAATTACTGATTTGCGTTTCGAGAGCGATCTTGACGAATGTGTTCTCTGCTTTATCTATTAAGGCGGTGATCACATATGTCTGGTGTAGTTGGTGGTTTTTATTCTGGCGTTTTCTATCCAAGTGATAGCCCTTTGTATGATCCAACTGGAAGTGGTGATATTGAAATTATTGCCGGAGATTGCTTTGCACCAGTTGGGCAGCCTGAAAATTATCGGGGATTTCTTTACCAAACCGCTACATTATTAGCTGACAGTTATTTGTATGCTTAGGATGAAAGGCGGTGGAATAATTGGCTGATTTTGTTTATGAGAAATTAAGAGCAGGAACTACACAGAACGATTCTGACTCTGGTTCCGAAGTTGCTCGTAAATTCAATGACAATTTTGAAAAAGTGGCAGAAAAGTTTACAGAGATCAGCGAAAAATTGGCAAGTGGTTTAAGTATTTCAGTGAATGGTACTGTTCTGCAAGCCAATAGTGAAGGAATTGTCGAGTTGCCGCTTGTCAGTCCAACACAAGCTGGTCTTGTCCAATCCAGCGATGGAGAGGATGCTATTGTGGCTGATGAAAACAATGGTACTATGAAAGTGGCTTCATTGAACGTCAGCAAGTTAATTGAAAATGACGATGTTATTTTTATTTTAGATGGCGGGAATTCTGTGGAACCTACTGCCGATACAAGCAATTAAATTTAAAGGGGGGTATTTGACTTATGGCTGAAAAACTCTTTAAAACACGCATTCAAGTAAGACGTGATACAACAGCTAATTGGTTGCTGAATAAAGATGTTATCCCAGCCGAAGGTGAGCCTTGCTTAGATTTAGATACTGGCCTTGTCAAATACGGTAACGGAACGGATACTTATGAAAATCTTCCTGTTGCTGGCGGCATGGCTGCAACTCATTATGAGGGGATCAAGCAAGATGGTGAAACCGATGATGCTGTGATTGAGCGTGTTCTTACTGGTTTGAGTGTTACGGCAAACAAAGATGATATTTTTATTGTCAAAACTTTAATTGCTGGAACAAAATACTCTTATACTGCTTATGTATACAATGGCAATGCATGGGCAGCTATGGACGGAAATTATAATGCAACGAATGTATATTTCGATCAGGATTTACTTACTACGGTTCCTGTTGGAAATGTTACACTGCAAAATGGTCAAGCTACCATTCCTGTGACTGGAATGAACATTATTGAGGCATGGAATGAAATTCATGTTTCTGAGGACAAGGATTTTAACGTGGTGAAACCTACGGTTTCTGTGAGCGGAAGCGTGAAATATGTTGAGGTTGGCAGCTCTGCATCTCAGGATGTGACTGTTACATATGAAGATGGTAGTTATGAGTACGGTTATACTACTGAGACTGGCGAGGAAGGTCAAACAGCAACCGCTACCACAAATGACGGAACTACTGGTGCTGATGTAACTGGTTATGCTTTGACAGATGGAACAAACGCAATTGAGCCTAAAGAAGTCGGCGGTAATGTGTTTACTGTCGATTCTGGCGTAAAAACAGATCGTGCAACTATGTCTGTTAAGGGTTCTGCGACCTATGATGATGGTTATATTCCTGTTTCTAATCTGAAGAAGATGTATCCTGCTAAAGCAATTGCCGCTGGCACTACCGCAGAGGTTACGAAGGAATTGTTCAGATGGTATGTGCCAATGTATTATGGATTTAAATATGATGGTGCATTGGTTGCTGATCCTGCCAACATTACAGAAGCAGAAATTAAATCCTTGATTGTTGTTAAGGATGCAACCGCATACAATCGCACGAAGCCAACTGCCGCTACTGCTTCTGGCTCTTGGCGGCAATTCTTTGTTGCTGTTCCTTCTGGATACGGTGCAGAGCTTTCAGGTATCTCCGATAGCAATAAACTTCCTCTTACTATTGGTAAGGCGGCAAATGTTACTTTGGCTTTCGGTACTGCCTCTATCGAATATGAAATCTGGTATGTCGCACTTGATGCCGATTATGACACCAAGGCACTTACTTTGACTTGGTAAGAGTAAAGGGGGTATGGAAAGATGACTGTAAGCGAATTTTTCACAAAATTAAACAGCGGCGCAACATGGTCTGCTGGCGTTAGCTTTAAACGTGCCGCTTCCCTGCCTTTGGAGCGTTACGCAGTTCATGCAAGCTATGCAGAAGCAGAGGCTTATGCAAGTACAAATGCCGTTGCCTATCCCGGACAGATTCTTGCAGTTGTTGAGACAACTGGAACAAGTATCTATTATATTGATCAGAATATGGCTCTTCAGCCTGTGGGTGTTATTCCTGCTGGTGATGGAAAAACTATTTCTGTCAGCGATGATGGTGTAATTTCTCTTTATGGAATTGATGGTTCTCTTGAAGAGGCAAAAAGTTATCAGCCTGTTTATCGCAATGGTGCATTAACTTGGGTCGAGTTGAGTTCCACAACTGTTGAGGGATTACAGACTTTGATTGAAGGCTTGCGTACTGATGTGGATGCTATCAACGCAAAAATCGGAACTGTTGAGGAAAACAAGACAATTGTTCAAATGATTACGGAAGCTCAAGAGGCGGCAACTTATGATGACACTGCTTTATCTGGTCGTGTTACCGCTATTGAGAACGACTATTTAAAGACGGCAGACAAAACTGCATTACAGAGTGAAATTTCCACGGCAAAAGCTGAGGCGATTTCTGAAGCGGTTGCGGCTGTTGTTGGTGAAGGAACAAGCGCAGATTTTGATACGCTGAAGGAAATTGCAGACTGGATTTTGTCGGATACAACTGGTGCTGCTTCCTTGGTGACAAGGATTTATGCTATTGAATCAGATTATATGAAAACTGCCGATAAGACAGCATTACAGGGTGAAATTGACGCATTAGAAACTCTTGTTGGGGCATTACCAAAGGGAGCCGTTTCTACTAATGTTGTTGATTATATTCAGGAAGCAATCAATGGTCTTAAAATTGGCGATTACGCAAAAGCAAGTGAGTTAACTGCATTAGCTGAACGTGTTACTACTATTGAGGAAAAAGTTGCTGCTCTTGAAACAGTTGGAGCGGAGAAAAATGTAATTAATTCTGTCGATGAAGCGGAATTTACAGTTGATTCTACAAGAAAGCTCTCTGTTAAAGAGATTGCAATGGATAAGATCACTGGGCTTCCAGCCGCATTGGAGCAGAAAGTTTCTGTTCAAGCTGGTTATCGTATGATTACTGATGCAGAGGGAGAGAAACTGGAAAAGCTGGTTTTGAGCGAGGACGGCACAGTTGAGGTTAGTGGTACGATTGCCGCTGGAAATGTTGATGGTCTTGAATCTTGGATTACAACTCGTGCGGCCACTTTAAAGGGCTTGTCAGAGAATAACCTTACTGATGCGTTAAAGTCTCAAATCGAATCTTCTCAAGCCAATGTTATTGAAATCGTAAAGGTCAATGGTGTTGCGGTTGAAGTCAGCGCAGAAGATAAAAGCGTTAATATTCCTATGGCAACTGCCGCTGCATTAGGCGTTGTCAAGGGTACGGATGCTGAAAACGGAATTGCAGTTGCGGATGATGGAACCATGTCCGTGAATTCCGTGAATGTAAATAAACTTGTTCAAACTGAAGGAGATTCTATTGTTCTTGATGGCGGTAACTCCGCAGAATAATTTAATCTATTTGAAAACCACCGACATATTTTGTCGGTGGTAATTTATTAAAATTAGGAAAAGAGGGATATGTTTATGGCTACAAAAACTTTAAAGACTCGTATTCAGTTGAAGTATGATACTTATGCGAATTGGACTACAAACAACCCTACTCCCCTTGCTGGTGAGTTGTGTGTTGTAGTTGTTCCTGCCGCTGCGGGTGCTGTGGCTCAGGA